CCAATATATTTCTGAGGATTTCTAGGAATAAATCTACCCTTCATTGTTCCCATATCTTATGGAGTTCCCAATATTAATGAGGCTTTAATAGCGATTAACATAATCTATTATTTACACGCGCAAAGGCTAAAACCGTAAAAAGTAAAATATTTTTACGGATTTTAAAAATGTTTAATAAGATTGAATGTTTGGTCCGGGTCCAGATGTCTCGACTTTGGTAGGATTGGTACCGGCGCTGTCAACTGCTACTCCAGGAGAAGTTCTCGCAAAGGTTTGATTAACTTTTCCGGAAACTGCATTCCCTAAAATATTTTGCCCAATTCTTTTTGTAGTTGCTTCAACACCAGGTAATTGCCTAGGTAATTTAATTTTGTTGACAGTATTTGAAATGGCCGTATTGGCGACAGTGTTTGCAATTTTCTTACCGATACCGAGCGCCAAATTGGTTAATGGGCCTGCAGGCTTATCAGGCCCGGCAGTAGGTGATGGGGCGGGAGGGCCAAAAATTTGTCCGCCGCCATTTAAGTCAAGTGCAGACCAATTTTTTATGCCCGCTTGCTCAGTTGAAACCATATCAATCGATAAAGCATCATAAATAAATGACACTCGCATCACGTTGCCGGCACCGCCTTCTGCGTCAACATCATCTAAATCGAATAGTTGAATTTTTGGATTTAAAAATGTGAAGACGTTAGTTTTCATGCCATTTTGGAAAATCTGATAAATCTTTAATTTTTCCAGATACACCATCTCTTGAGCGCCACCGTCACGATAAGCTAAATGACCAGAAGAAGCTGCATAATAATTTCCAGCATAACGATCATTTGGACTTGTGAAATTCATGCCCTGTTCTTGAAAATTTTGTGGCGAAAAAGCAGCAGGACTATTCAGCGTTTTCATTCTAGCCATCGGGGAATGAGCTCGGCGATATTCTTCAAAAAAGGATAATACCTCATTCTGCTGATCATCATAAAATTCCATGTTCAGCGGTTGATAATTTATTCTTTTAAGTACTTGAGTTCTATAATTGTAAAAGTTGACTTCTTCATAGTCAAATGTTATTGTTGGGCGATCAATCTGCTTGACGGCATATTCAAAAACTTTTCGAGCATCTTGGCCAACTTTTTGATAAGCTGGAGCAAATGTGAATTCGACCTTAAAGAGAAAACGGTGTTTTGGCGCGTATTTGACCATCTCTGAAGCATACAGAGATGATTGAAAGCCATTATTTCTTAAATTTGTAGCTAAAGCTCCTGGAGTAACGCTATTTGGGCCACCTGCAGGTTTTCCTATATTGCCTAATTTTTTTCCAATTTGCATCCGTCCAAATTCATCTACTTGCGCAGAAAAAATATCTGATGCCTGTTTTTCTAAAGAAATTTTATTATTAGAAAGTAATTTTGAAATGTCGGCCATAGGATTCTTTTAAGAGTTCACTGATCTATATTTACACAAATTAACTATTTTCCAAAATCACATTTTTGGTAGATAAAATAATAGGACTCACACGAGTCCTATTATTGGTTTTAAATCAATTAAGCTTAGATAGTACCGCCAATAGCAGAACCTAAACCTTGACCAAGAAGTTCTTGACGTGCATGATCGAACTGAATTGTCAATGAAATCTGAGCTGCTTCAGAAGCTGAGTAATCAAGATCATTCCAATCTACAGCCTGAATGAAACAACCTTCAACTGTCCAGCGCTCAACAACACCTTCATTACCATCAAGCATTTCGAGTAATGTCGCAAACTTATAACCAGAAGCTGTTGGCTCGGAATTTAACCAGTTGCCATTTGCAAGATCAGCACCAATTAAACGTTGTTGTGTCTCAAGCTGACCCTGAATCACGAAAGCGGCGGCGCCAGTGATATCATCTTCAATTGTCAATGAGAGTGGTGACCATGTGTGTTTACCGGCAACATAAGCGCGTGAGTTATAACGATCTAATTGCACAGTCTCAAATTCAAGCTGTGGACGTGAAGCATTAATGACCTGAGCTTGTAAATCTCTGCCATTGTTTCCAGCGAGGCGAGCAATACCAACAAACTTCACCTGAAAGCGGTGTTTGAGTTTTGGTGCCAGGATACCATTTCCTGAACCTGGAATACCAACTTGTGTGAGGACTGCCATATTAATATCTCCATTTAAACGAATAGGTTTCAGTTACCTGAATTCTGATATCTTATTTATCAAAAAACTAAAAATATTACTAAAAGTTTTGCGAGGGAAATGAAAAAGGGAGCAAATTGCTCCCTTTTACTAATCAAATTAATGATTATTCAGCACCAGTTGCCAAAATAGTAATTGGAATATAAATGAATTCAGCTGCCTTCACTGGACGGACTCCAATTTCTATCCACAATTCATTTCTGTCAATTCTGGTTGGCGTGTTATTTGTTTCATCGCAAACACTGACGAAATCATATAAACCACGCTTAATCAGAATATCATTCAGGAACCCATCGACCGCACTCTTAAGATTATCGCGGGTGATAGGATCATTTGGTTCGAACACGAATGGCTGAGCACCTTTGCGTAAATTGCGCTTGATGTACATCATCAGACGTGAAACGTTTACACGGTCAAGCGCTGAAGCGGCAGTAGCGGATGTCTTCTGTCCCCACACCAACATACCACGGCCAGGGAAGAAGCATAATGGGTTGATATTCTTAAATGATTCATAAAGATTATCACGCTGACCTGAGTTCAGGTTTGTTTCAACGAAGGTTGTAGCTGAACCAAGTGTTCCAGACACATAACCAAGTTGACTTACGCCAGTGATTAAACCACGTTGTACGCCAGCTGGAGCAAACCAAACATAGGCCTGATTGTCGCTGTAAGCATATGTGCGGAGAGCGATACCTGATGGGGCACAGACAACGTCTTTACCATCCAGGTTTGAAGCAAGACCCCATGGATAGTAGTAAGCAACTGAAGAGCTGCTCTTACGATCTGAGGTGAGTGACCATTGTGCAACTTGCTCTGGTGTCTTATCATTTGGAGTATCAGCGATCACGAATGCTTCATCATTCACGCTGGTAGAAAGAGCTAGTAATTCGTCAACTGCCTCAGGATAACCAGGGGCGAGAATTAAGTTGTACTCATACAGTTCTGAACGAACTTCCTGGTTTGAGTTGATTTCAGCTTGGAGAGCTGTTGCGATAGCGACGCGCTTAGCGGCATCGTTGGCGCCAAGAGGATCAGAGATTGTTTTTGTAGCAATTGTAACTTCAAAGGTATCTCCAGCGGAGAATGCCACTGAACCTGAATTGATGATAAAGGTGATGTAGTTGTTGTCATATGCTACGTTAACTTGGCCACCGGTGAATGGGCCACTTACTGAACCAGTAACTGTGAAGTTGTTGGCATCGGTAAATTCAAGTGTCCATGTTTCTGGAACAACTAAAGCGTCAATGCCTAAATTGTTTAAGAGACCATTGCCTGTTGTTGGTGTTCCGGCTGTGCCGTTGTAGCGACCAGAATGATTCAATGAACCAGCCACGAAACCATTTTCACGGTACACGAAGCTTAATGTGAATTTGTCGCCAATCGTGAAGGCAGTTGAACCTGAGGATAAATTGAAGTTAACGCGGGTTGAGCTGAATGATGAACCTGCAGAAACTGTACCAATTAAGCCTGATGCTGAACCTTCGACCGCGAATAAAGCAGTAGCGCCACCTGTTACGCAAGTCACTGTGATTGTTTCAACAATAGTTTTTGCACCAACAGTAACGCCAGAAAGAACGCCATTGCCCACGCCTGAGTATGTTGGTGTAGTTGGGGCAATTTTAACTGGAACGTCTTCAGTGAGTGATAGATCACGAAGATCAACGTTGGCACGAACTACGAAAGCACGATTACCAATTCCTAAAAACTGATTTAGAGCAAAAAGACCATATTCGTTGCGAGCATCACCATGTTGGGCGAGACCACCAGATGTTTCACGGAATTTTGGAATTCCGAAAAGCTGTGTGCTTTGGCCGATTGAAGTTACTGTTCTAACAACAGAATGCTCATTAGTACCAGCAGCAGGTGTGATGCCATTTGGTTGTGTTTTACCTGCCTCGGTTGCAACGAAGAAAAGAGGAACGGTTGGGGCAGAAACCGGGATGTAGAAGGATTCGTCAGTTATTGATACTGATACTCCTGGTGCGACCAAAGTTGGCATGATAACTCTCCTAATCAAATATTATCTAATTATCTGTAATTTAATCGATTACAGTTTTCTTAAATTATGATGAAGTATTTATGCTTTTTCCGGGTTTTACTAACGTTTTGAAGCGCATTTGCGATAAAAAATTGATTCAATTTTTAAAAATTAGTAAATATTAGTATTGGTACATAATTGGTATCACTATCTATTTTAAAGGAGATAGCAATGGGCACAGAAATAGCAGACATGCTTGCAACAATTCCTGGTCTTAAACAAGATTTCAAACAGGATTGGAAAGAAACAACTAAAGAAGACTGGAAATATGATTGGGATGAGACTGAAGGCGATTCACTACCAGAATAATAATTTCATGATGTAAAATAAAAGGACTCTTTTGAGTCCTTTTTTCATAAAGATTAGTTAGAAGTATCAACATAAAGCTGTATGTATTCCTATGAAGATTATTGTTCTCCAGTTACATCAAACTCACCATACACTGTTTGAAATGGTTGAAGTTCTCCATTTTCATCGAACTCCAATGGATTAAATCCATCTAAATCACCAAGACGAATTTTAATAGTACGCACAATTTCATCACGCACGTCCATCGGCGGACTTAACCAAATCGGTAATGAAAAGTTTAGTGACCACACGAGAATTCTGCGATCAGTTGCGATCGGGTAATTTTCCTCATTGTTAATGCCAGTAAGTTCAACTGTCGTAATTTTTGTCCAGTCGAACGCCGCATCAGTAGTTTGTATCTGCAGAGTTGGATCGAAAAGCATTAGTACTTGCTCGAGAATTTGATGCATCTGCTGAGTATTAGACGCGTAAATCGCTAATTCTATTGACAGTGTATATGGTATAGGCATGATTCTTGTAGCGACACGGAGGTCGTCTGGATACACACCACCTGCCTCCATGAATACCTTAGCATCTTTATATCCAACGCCTTTCCTACGTTCTGGTGCGAGTTCAATTCCTTGCACGTAAGCACTCATGATCGGCAGATAAAACGTACGATTTAACGTATTGCCTGCACCAATCGCGGCAACCACTCGATCCTTATTGCCGACGTGAATAGGCACTGGCACAGTAATAATTTCGCCATTTTCACCTTTTCCTGATTTGACTTGGAGACCAGTGAAAATTGCGCAAAATTGTAGAATGTATGATCTCAGCTGCTCATCATAAAAATATTCGTTGATCATAATTTAGTCTTTATTAATTTAGCTTTTGGTAAAAACTCAGTTGAAATTTTTAAATGCAGTTTCGCGAAATCATTTTCTACAATCATAAGATCGTTTCGGAATTTTAACAGCTCAGTCTGCAGATCTTCTGAAACTTCACCCTGATTTGCTTGTTCAAGGGCTTGAAGTAGATAATCATTCGCATTATCTAAGTTCTTTTTAACTACGTCGAGCTGTTTACTTAGCAGCAGAAGACTGAATTCCTTCGTGTCGACTATGCTTTTAAAATTTTTTGTCATGATTATTTTTTCTTTATAGATTTTTTAGTGGTGCTGGTTAAAATTTTTCGAACACTTGGTTTAAATGAGCTGTATTCA